GTGCGCATGGCGATTCCGTACACGATCAAATAAGTGTCCTGCACAGCGTAGCCTTGGGTGAGATCCATTTCGCGCTGCTCGCCGTTGAGCACGAGCTGGATGCTGGCTTTGTTCATTTGGGGCTCCTTTTGCTTGAGGGGTTTGTCGTTTGCGACAACTCTATTAACACGCTGTTTGCGATTGAAGCCAAGCTTTTTTTGCTTGGCTTGCAATCTTTTTTGTGCGTCAAAGCCACGCTTTGGGAAGGCGCTCAGGCAATGCGATAGACCCGTTCGCAGCCCTTGGCTTTGTCCGAGACGATGGCCAGGCCGAGCTTCTTTTTGAATGCATTGGCAAAGGTGCCGCGCACCGTGTGCGCCTGCCAGCCGGTGGATGCGCAGACTTGGGCAATAGTGGCACCCTCGGGGCGCTGCAACATCTGGATCACGGCAGCCTGTTTGCTGTGCTCTTTGGTGCGTTTGGGCGCAGCGGGTGCGGCATCGGTCTGGCTTGGCTGCCAACTGGCCTCGGCAGCAGACACGGCGGCCTCGATCTCTGGGTCTGTGGCTGGTGGCGGCGGCGCTGTGCTGCCGGTTGCGCCAATCGGCGGCAGCACCTCCTGCGGCAGGGCCTCGCCCTGGATGATGGCAATGGCAGCGCGCGTGATGCGCCACTGGCCGGCAAGCTGCTCGATCAAGCCGCGCCTCTCAAGGCTGGCAATCATCTTCAGCTTGGCCCCGCCTTTGAGAGTCAGCAGCGGCTCGATCAAGCCAGCGGCATCGCAATGCGCGCGGGTGATGAGATCGAGTTGGCGTTCGGTGATGGGTGTGGTTTGTGCGGACATGGGTGTGCTCCTGGTGGTGGTCGTCGTCGTTGAGGGTCAGGCGCTAGGCTGGCTGCTTGCAAGGCCTGCAGCCTGGGCAGTGGCGCTTTGGCCGGCAGCCAGACCGGCTTGGTAGGCGGCCATCAGGGCGCTCTTGACGGCCCAGACGCTGACGTCGTGAAAGTCCAGCCTGTCGCTGTGGCGCGTGGCCAGGGTTTCGATGAAGAGGTGACCAAGTGCGATCTCGGCGAGCAGCAGGTCGATCTGCTTAGCGGTCTTGTTGGCTGTTTTGCTCATCATGTTCGGCTCCTGTTTGGGTTGAGGGTTGTTCGTTTGCGACAACTTGATTAACACGCTGTTTGCGATGCAAGCCAAGCGCTTTCTGCTTGGCTTGCTCTTTTTTATTGCGCCGCTGCGGTCTTGGCCTGGTTCTCTTCGGCGATGCGCCGCAAGAGTTGCATCGTGGCCGGCTCGTAGGGCAGTGTCTCGCGCATCGTGCGCACGGCTTGCTCGAAGGTGATGCCTGGTTGCCGGTTGGCAAGCAGCCAACGCAGGGCTTGCTCATGTTCGTTGGCGCTGGACTTGGTTTGTTGTGTGCTGTTCATCTCTGGCTCCTGTTTGGGTTGGCGGTTTGTCGTTTGCGACAACTCGATTAACACGCTGTTCAAGCAGGAAGCCAAGCGCTTTCTGCTTTATTTGCATCATTTCTGCATCGGAGTGGCTTATGTTCGACACGGCCGTTGAATCGGCGGTCGATGCCGCATGGAAGCGTGGCCTGGCACCAGACCCCATCCTCACCGTCGATGAATGGGCCAACCGGCACCGGGTGCTCTCGTCGGTGTCGTCGGCCGAGCCGGGGCGCTGGTCAACTGGCCGCACGCCCTACCTCAAGGCCGTGATGGAGGCGCTGTCGGTTAGCTCGCGCATCGAGCGCGTGGTGCTCATGGCGGGCGCGCAGATCGGCAAGACCGAGGCCGGCTTGAACTGGCTGGGCTACGTGATTCACCACACCCCTGGCCCGATGCTGCTGGTGCAACCCACGGTGGAGGGTGCCAAGCGCGTCTCCAAGCAGCGCATCGATGCGCTGATCGAAGCCAGCCCGGAGCTGGCCAGCCGGGTCAAAGACCCGCGCGCACGCGATTCGGGCAACACCCAACTGATGAAGGAGTTTCCCGGCGGCGTGCTGGTCATGACCGGGGCCAACTCGGCGGTGGGCCTGCGCTCGATGCCGGTGCGCTTCCTGTTTCTCGACGAAGTCGATGGCTACCCGGGCGATGCCGACGGCGAAGGCGATCCGGTGGCGCTCGCGGTGCAGCGCGCCGCTACGTTCATCAACCGCAAGGTCTATCTGTGCTCGACGCCCACGCTCAAGGGCCACTCGCGCATCGAGGCGGCCTACCTGGAGTCGGATCAGCAGGTGTTCGAAGTGCCCTGCGACCACTGCGGGGCGTACAGCCAAATTCACTGGCGAGACATCCGCTGGCCTGGCGGCGATATGAGCCAGGCCGCTTGGCACTGCCCGCTGTGCGAAGGCATTCACCACGAGTACCGCAAACCGGCGCTGCTGGCCAGTGGCTGCTGGTTGGCCAAGGCCGAAGGCGATGGCATGACGACGGGCTTTCACATCTCCAGCCTCTACAGCCCATGGCTGAGCTGGGGTGAGATTGCCCGAGAGCACCACGCCGCCAAGAACGATCCGGTGCGCTTAAAGGTCTGGGTCAACACCAAGCTGGCCGAGACCTGGGAAGACCGTGAGGGCGAGACCCTGGATGCCGAGGGCCTGATGGCACGCCGCGAAGCCTACGGGCCTGCCATACCGGCCGAGGTGGCGCTGCTCACCTGCGGCATCGATGTGCAGGATGACCGGCTTGAGCTGGAGGTGGTGGGCTGGGGCCGCGACGAGGAGTCTTGGTCTATCGACTACAAGGTGCTCTGGGGCGACCCGTCGGCACCGGACACTTGGGCGCAACTCGATGCATACCTGGGCAGCCGCTTCGAGCACGAGACGCTGGCCAACGGCCTGACCATCGAGGCCGGGTGCCTGGACACCGGCGGGCACCACACGCTGGCGGCCTACGCCTTTTGCAAGGGCCGCGAGCGCTTGCGCATCTGGGCGATCAAGGGCGCAGGCGGGTCGGGGACGAGCAAGCGCCCGATCTGGCCCAGGCGCCCGAGCAAGGCCAACAAGGGCCGGGTCAATCTGTTCACGGTGGGTGTCGATGCCGCCAAAGAGGCGATCTACGCCCGGCTCAAGAAAGAGGCCGGTGCAGGGGCGATGCACTTCCCGCTGGATCGGGATGCGCAGTATTTCGAGCAACTCACCGCTGAGAGCGTGCGCACCCGGTACGTGAAGGGCTTTGCGCAGCGCTTTTGGTGGAAACCCGATGGGCGGCGCAATGAGGCGCTGGACTGCCGGGTGTACGCCTACGCCGCGCTGCACGGCCTGCTGTCGATGGGTCTGAACTTGAACAAGCGGGCGGATGCGCTGCCGCCCGTGCCCAGCAATCGCAAACCCGGCACTGGCAACACCGCGCCAGTGACCGCTCCCATGACCGCCAGCCCAAGGCGGCGGCGCATGGCGATTTCGTCGAACTACATCTGATTGCGCCAGCCTCGCGCTGGCCAGGAGTGCAGCCCATGACCCTCGAACAACTCAAAGCCCAGCGCGAGGCGCTGCAGGCGGCGCGCTTCAATGGCGTGCTCACCGTGCGCGCGGGTGACAAGGCCGTCACCTACAAGACCAATGCCGAGCTGCAGTCGGCCGTGCGCGACCTGGATCGAGAGATCGCTGCGGCCGAAAGCCGCCCGCGCGCCCGGCACATCCGCACCTACGGTGCCAAGGGTCTGTGATGGCTGGCGCTCTAGCGAATCTGCGCCGCAAGGTGGGTGCGATGATCGGCGGTGTCGTTGGCGGCTTCGAGGGCGGTCTGTCGGCGCGCCGCCTCAAGGCATTCACCGCCAGCCGCGCCCATGTCAACACCCTGATCCAGTCGGCCGGTGCCGACATGACGGCCCGCGCCCGCTACCTGGTGCGCAACAACGGCTACGCCGCCAATGCGGTGGAGTCCTGGGCCGGCAACGCGGTAGGCACCGGCATCAAGCCCTCGTCTGGCATCGCCGATGCGCAGCTCAAGGAGCGGCTGCAGCGGCTGTGGCTGCGCTGGACAGATGAGTCAGATGCCGAGGGCCTGACCGACTTCTACGGCCAGCAACGGCGCGCCGCACGCGAGCTGTTCATTGCCGGTGAGGTGTTCTTTCGCATCCGCCCACGGCGGCCCGAGGACGGCCTGACCGTGCCACTGCAGTTGCAGATGCTGCCTACCGAGATGCTGCCCCTGAACAGCAACCGCGTGCTAGACAATGGGCACCGCATTCGCCAGGGCATCGAGTTCGACAAGATCGGGCGGCGCGTGGCCTACCACTTCTTGCGCCGACACCCGGGCGACGTTACCGACCCAGGCTTGGCCGGGGAGACCGTGCGCGTGCCCGCTGAGATGGTGCTGCACATCGTCGATCCAGTGGAGGCTGGGCAACTGCGCGGCGTCTCGCGTTATTCTGCGGCGCTGGTCAAGCTGTTTTTGCTGGATCAGTACGATGACGCCGAGCTCGACCGCAAGAAGGTGGCGGCGATGTTTGCGGGCTTCGTGCGCAGGCCCGAGCGCGATGGCAGTGACGACGAAACCGATGAGAGCGGCGAACCGCTGCTGCCATTGGAACCCGGCCAGTTGCAGTACCTAGACGACGGCGAGGACATCACCTTCTCAGCCCCGGCCGACGTGGGCGGCAACTACGAGAGCTTCCAGTACCGCACCCTGCTGCAAGTGGCCGCCGCGCTGGGCTTGCCATACGCCAACCTGTCGGCCGATATGCTCAAGGCCAACTACTCCAACACGCGCGCGGCGCTGCTGGAGTTTCGTCGCCGCATCGAAGCCTTCCAGCATTCGGTGCTGGTGTTCCAGTTGTGCCGGGCGGTGTGGGGGCGCTGGATGGATATGGCGGTGCTCTCGCAAGCCCTGCACATACCGGACTATGAGACGCGCCGCGCCGACTACCTGGACTGCTC